AAGTGCGGGCGCAAATATTGCGGGCTGGTTTTTGCAATCATACGATGGCGGCACAACTTATGAACAGGCGTCAGTGGTGCCGCCGCGTGGGCCTGATTTTATTATTCCGCTGCCAGTGTCAACCATCACCGCCGCAACCGTGTGGCTTTCAAACGGGTTGGTGTTGGTGCCAGCGCTGAAATACAAAGTTGGCGTGCAAAACAACACCGGGCAAACGCTGGCGTCATCGGCCAACACAATAAAGGCCGCGCCCGTCAACATGCAAAGTCTGTGATGTGCCGCGCCTTGTCACGCGCAACCCGCTGACGTGGCCAACCGGCGTCACGCCCGGTTACGATGGCAGCCACGTTGCGGCATCGGAGCGTGTGCGCGTTTCTGGTGTGTACCTTGGCAACGGAAAAACAACCGGCAGCGGTTGGAACCAAAACGGATTTTTCGATTTACTGCACGGCGTGAACGCGGCCAGCAATCAAAGCAACATTGGCCATTTCATGGACGGCATTCTTGGCCCTTGTTACGCGGTTGGGCCATACAGCCGGTTGGCATGGTTTAATGCGGGCGGCACGTCTTCAATACCCTACGTTGACGAATACAAAGGCACGGTGGCTTGCATTGTTCGCTATGCGTCGGTGTATGACCCGAATGCCGCAAGCTTTTACGAATTTATGTCCAACAACAATGCAAACGATGGCGGCATTGTCATAATCACTTCGCCCGCTGACGGCGGTGTTTCGATCAACTGTCCGAATTCATCCGCGCCGTATGGAATGAACCCGGCAACGGCCATCAAGCTTGTCATCAGCCGCGCCTATTTTCTGGCGATTGCTTACGACACCGACAGCGGCGGCAGCGTGGGAAATCGTACCAATTGGGTATTGCGTGACTTGCAAACCGGAGCGCTGCAAGCGCAGCAAGGTAGTGGGGCTTCCTTCAACCCACACAAATTGGCGGTCAATAAATTTTATACAATCAACGGTGAACAATTTAATGCGACCGGCAATGACACCCGCTATGCCACTTATTATTGGTCTGGAAAATTTCATTCGCTTGCCGATTTAATCCAGTGGTCGGCAAATCCGTGGTCATTCTGGTATCCCGATGTTTGACAGTTTTCGCGGCCAAGCATTCGGCGTGCAGGGCTGGCCGGTCACTGCCGCAGCTTTTACTACGGCAACGGGTGCGGGCAGTGGCAACGGCAGCGGCGCTGCAAGTGGCGCGGGATTGGTGCCAGCGGTTGGTGCCGGTGCCGCATCCGGCAGCGGCGCGACGGTCTGCAAAGCGATTTTCAAAAAGCAATATGTTTTGTCCACGCCCAATGGCAGCGTGGCGGTTAATGAAACGGGATTGCAAGACGCTGTTGTTTACGGCGCACAAGTTGTTGAAACCTACAGCGCCACGGCGGCTACGCTGGCCGTTGGCGCGGGCGCGGGCAACGGTAACGGCGCGGCATCAGGTCAATCGCTTGCATCAGCCATAGGCGCGGGCGCGGGCTTCGGCGCTGGCGCTGTCATTCCGCTAACCGGGTCAATCGGCGCGGGCACCGGCAACGGCAGTGGTGCAGCAAACGGCAACGCACTAAAGCCAGCGCTTGGCGCGGGCACTGGACCTGGCAGCGGTGCCGCCAACGCAATGGCCCTGGCCGCTGCGGTTGGCGCGGGCGCGAGCAACGGCAGCGGCGCTGCGGGCGGGCTTTCATCTGACCAGGCCATCGGCGCGGGCGCGGGCGTCGGTTCCGGTGCCGCGCCTGGTGCGGCCACCACGTCTGCCGTTGGCGCGGGCCAGGGCAACGGTGCGGGCGCTTCACTGGCAATGTCCATTGCGTCAGGCGTTGGCGCTGGCGCTGGCGTCGGCGCGGGCAACGCAACGCCTACGGCGGGCAGCAAGGCGGCGGGAACCAGCCAGGGCGCGGGCGCGGCCAACAGCAACGCCATCGCGCAATCCGTAGGCGCTGGCAGCGGCCAGGGTGCGGGCGCTGGCACCGGCTTAGGGCTGGCGCAATGCCAGGGCGCGGGCGCGGCCAACGGCAGCGGCGCGGCCAGCGGCTTAGCCTTAAAGCCAGCCATCGGCGCTGGCGGTGGCCTGGGCACGGGCGCGGCGAGCGGCACAGCCACCGCACTGGCAACGGGCGCTGGCGCGGGCCAGGGCAATGGCCAGGGCAATGGCAGCGTTGTCGGCACCTATTTTGCCAGCGGCGCGGGCAACGGCAGCGGCAGCGGCGCTGGCGCGTGGATTATTTCGGCAGTTGGTTCCGGCATTGGACCTGGCAGCGGCCACGCCAACGGCAACGCGATCGCGCCCGCGATCGGCGCTGGGATTAGCCAGGGCACGGGCGCTGCGTTCAAAGGCATTGTTGGCCAGGTCGGCGCTGGCCAAGGCAACGGCACCGGCACTGCGGCGGGTAGCAGCAAAGCCGTCACCATCGTTGCCGGTGCCGGTGTCGGCACAGGCAATGGCGTGGGCGTGCAATTCGGATTGGTGCGCAGAACACCAACAACCGGCGTGGGCGCTGGCACATTTGAAAAGCGGCCAGCGACCGAATTTGAAAAGCGGCCAGAAGACAGCTTTGACAAACGCGCCGCATAGTTGGTGGCAAGATTGGGACGGTGAATGCGTTGCGATTATCGCCGCTGGACCATCGGCCAAAACCGCTGGCGTTGAAAAATTAAAAGACCGCATTCACGTCATTGCCATCAACGAAAGTTACCGGCTGTGCCCGTGGGCCGATATTCTTTATTCGTGCGATGCCGATTGGTGGAAGTTGCGAACGCTGGAAGTGGAAACCTTCCAAGGCATCAAGCTGGCGCTGGATGACCCAAACAACCCGGTGCAGGGCGTCAACAAAGTAAAAATTGCCAAGCACAACGAACAGTGGGTGAATGATTTTCTGTTTGACACACCAGGCGTGATTGGTTCTGGCGGCAATTCAGGTTTCCAAATGGTCAACCTGGCGGCGCAATTCGGTGCAACCGGCATTGCCCTGGTGGGCTTTGATATGCAGTCACGCGGCGGTGTGCATTGGCACGGGTCACATCCGGTGCCGCTGCGCAATCCTGACGTGGGCCAGTTTTTGCAATGGCGCAAATGCCTGGATGAAAACGCACGAAAGCTTTTTGCGCGTGGCATCGATGTGGTGAATTGTTCGCACTTTAGCGCCTTAACGGCGTTTCCAACTCTGACGATTTCCCAAATGCTGGAAAGGTGGGGCTTATGACGGTGCGCGTGTTTGTCGGATGCAGCGCCAACGGTGAAGATGCCGAAGCGCAAGCGATGCTGGAATACACGCTGCGGCACTACGCAACGCAGCCGGTTGAAATTACCTGGATGACTTTAAGCCGTGACCCAATATCGCCCTGGTATTCCAACCCACAAAAACGGGAAGGCTGGAACACGCTGGGTTGGGCCACACCATTTTCCGCATTCCGTTGGGGCATTCCCTACGTGTGCAGTTTTCATGGCCGCGCCATTTACATGGATGTGGACATGGTTGCTCGCGATGACATCGCGAAACTGTGGGCGCAAAACATTCCAGACGGTGCGGCGTTCCTGGCGAAAGACGGCAAGCATTCATGCGTGATGTTGTTTGATTGCGCCAGGATGAAAGCGGTGTTGCCAGCAATTGATAAGCTGCGCACCGAAGGTGTTTACCGCACGGTGCGCAATGAAGTTGGCAAAGCAGCGGCGCGGTTTGACGGCAACTGGAATTGCCTGGATGGCGAAAATTATTCCAGCCTGACTGACCCCGACATCAAGGTTATTCACTTCACCAAAGTGGAAACGCAGCCGCACTTGAAGTGGGCGCTGCCGCGTTTGAAAGCCGCTGGCCAGCAACACTGGAACCGGATGGCGCAACCGCTGCCACATGCACGGCGCGATGTTGAACCGCTGGTGGATTACATTTGGGCCAAGGCGCAAGCGGCGGGCTACACCGCAGAGCGCTATTTACCGGCCACGCCTTTTGGGCGGTATGACGCGGTGCGCGGCGGCGCACGCGCCGCATGACCCCGCGCATGTTGGTCATCATCGCGTGCTGCGCAATTGTGGTGGGCATCGCCCTGGGTTTGATTGATGGGCTTTGGTGACGAAATAATCGGCAGCGGCTTGGCGCGGGGTGCGCACGCACGCGGGAAAAAAATAGCCTTTGGCGACGGGCACGGCATCAATTGGTCAGGCTGGTGCAGCGAAATTTACGAAGGCAACCCCAACGTGGCGCGACCAGGCCAGGAACACTTGCCGAATTTGGAATGGGTTAACTTTCGCAAGGGCAACCGCGTTTACAGCACGCTAAGCCCTGACCGCAGCCGCTACGTGTGGAACTACAAGTGGCGCATGGTGCCGGGTGAATTCTTTTTCAGCGAAGCGGAAAAGGCACTGGCGGCAACATTTGCACCGGGCTTCATCGTCATTGAACCAAATTTGCCGTGGCACAAATCATGCGCGGTGAACAAGGATTGGGGCGAAGCAAAATATATCGAGTTGGGCAGACGGCTTTTAATGCAGGGCCATCGCCTGGTGCAGTTCAAGCACAAAGAGGCGCGGCGGTTCATTGCGGGCGCTGACATCGTTGAATTGCCACGCTTCCGGCAAGCCATCGCGGTGCTGTCACGTGCCGCACTTTATGTGGGTGCCGAAGGCGGCATGATGCACGCAGCCGCAGCCGTGGGCGTCAAAGGCGTGGTGCTATTCGGCGGCTGGTCGCCACCGCTGGTTTGCAACTTGCCCAGCAACATTGCCGTGGCCAGCGCCAACAGCGGCGAAGCGTGCGGGGCTTTGCACACGTGCAAGCACTGCAAGCAAGCGATGGCCAGCATTTCGGTGGACCAGGTGAAAGACGCAGTGATAAGGCAACTTGAAAAATGAAATGTGAAACAGCCTATTTGCAGATCGAAAGCGAATTGTATGCGTTCATTGATTTGCTTCAAAAGGAAAACGTCAAAAGTTATTTAGAAATCGGCTGCAAGTTTGGCGGGTCACTGTGGCACATCGCCAAGGCGCTGCCGAAGGGGTCCAGGGTGGTGGCGCTTGACCTACCGCACGGTGACCAATCGTTTAAGGTGACGCTGCCGCCGCTGCAAGAATGCCTGGGTGCATTGAAACAACGCGGCTATGACACGCACCTGATAATTGGCGACAGCACAAAGCCCGACATTATCGAAAAGGTTTATGCGCTGGGTCCGTTTGATGCGTGCTTTATCGATGCCAACCACACGCTGCCTTATGTCACCAAAGATTGGCACACCTACAGCAAGGTGTGCCGCCTGGTCGCCTTCCATGACATCAACCACACCAAGGCGATTGCACCCGGCAAAATGCCGATTGATGTGCCGCAGCTTTGGAAAGAAATTAAAGCGGCGCACCGGCACATTGAAATCAAGCATGACCGTGAACACAACGGCATTGGCGTGGTGTGGATGCAATGAATAATTTGCCGCGTCACAAGTGGCCACCCATCCAGGATGAACGCGAACACGCAGCCTTTATTAAAATTCTGACTGACGAAGGCGTGCGGTCATATCTGGAAATCGGTTCAATGTTTGGGTGCAGTCTTTGGAAGGTGGCAACAGCGCTGCCGAAGGGGTCACGCATTGTGTGCGTTGACAACATGGTTGACAGCCCTGGCGCACGCGACAGCCTTGCGGATTGCATCGCTGAATTGAATGCTGTGGGTTACGATGCGAGTTGGATTGATGCCGACAGCACCAACCCGGCAACCGTTGCGCTAGTCAGGGCGCAAGCACCGTTTGATGCGCTGTTTATCGACGGGTGCCACGCGGCGGAATACGTCATGGCCGATTGGACGAATTACGGGCCGATGGCCCGCATCGTTGGCTTCCATGACATCAACTGGAATTCCACCTGGGTTGGCAAGCGCGGCAACAGGTACACCGAAAGCCAGATGGGCGTGCCCAAAGTCTGGAATGAAATTAAGCAAGGCCAGCGCTTCAAGGAATTCAAATATCACGCCCGCAACAATTACTACGGCATCGGTGTTTTGTGGCGGTAGCGTTCACCACCTGGTTGTGGGGCAACAAATACAACGAAAGCCACGTGGAAAAACTGGCGGCGGGTATCTGGCGCAATTACAAAAAGCCGCACCGCTTTGTGGTGTTTAGTGACAGGCCACTTGCGCTGTCAGCACCCATTGAAGTTGAACCGATAGCGGATTTGCACCTGGCTGGGCGCGGATGTTTTTGCCGTCTGCGCATGTTTGACCCAGGCTGGCAGAAGCTTCACGGCTTTGATGACCGTATCGTGGATATTGATTTGGACGTGGTGACGGTTGCGCCGATGGATGACCTGTTTGAAGCCAGCGACGGCTTTATGATTTTGCAAGGTGTCAACGCGACCAATCCAAACCCGTTCAATTGCAGCGTGATGATGTTGCGAGCGGGGCGGCATCCAGAAGTGTGGGCGGATTTCACGATTGAAAAAGCCAACGCGGTGCCGTTCCACGAATTCCCCGATGACCAGGGCTGGATTTGGCACAAGCTGCCGTGCGCATCGGGCTGGAAGGGTGGAAAGCAAAGCGGCATTTATGGGTTTCAAAAACCAGGCTGGCCGTTTGGCCATGACAGAGACTTGCCGCCCAACGCCCGCATCATCGCTTTTTTTGGACGGCGCAAGCCGGAACAGTTTGCGCATTTGACCTGGATGAAAACAAACTGGCGCGTGGGATGATCGATAAAAACAAAACGGCGCTTTTCATTCCACCAGGCTTGCAGAAATTCAAACAGAAATTGTTTGAAAGCATTGGCGCAAAAATCGGCCGCGTGGTGCGCAATGACCCGCGTGGGCTGGACAGCTTGCCGCCCGATGTCATCCCGATTGTTGGCTGCACGCCATTCCTTAGACCCTGGTATGAAAAATGGCGGGCTACCAACCGCACATTCATTTATTGGGACCGTGGCTATTTGCGCCGCGTGTTTGCGACCTGGTTGCCGAAGGGCAGCGATATGGGCATCCCTGGCGGTTACTACCGCTGGCACGTCAACGCCATTCAGATGCAGCAAGTGCATGACGTGCCGGATGACCGCTGGAAGTTTTTGCGGCTGGACCAGGAAGTGAAGCCCTGGCGCAAATCCGGCAAGCACATCGTCATTGCGGCCACGCTGCCAAGTTATTGGGATTTGTTTAGCGATGCGCAATGGCTTCCGCGCACGCTGGCGCTTCTAAAGCAACACACTGACCGGCCAATCATCGTGCGCGAAAAGGAAACGAAAGTGCCGCTGGCTGTTGAATTGAAAGACGCACACTGTTTGGTCACACACGGCAGCGTTGCTGCGGTGGAAGCCGTGGTGATGGGGTGCCCGGTGTTTGTGGATGCCATCAGTGCGGCGGCGCTGGTCGGCAAAACAGACTTCACGCAAATTGAAGCGCCAATTTATCCAGACCGCGAAAAGTGGCTGCATTCTTTGGCCTACAATCAATTTAATGAAGCCGAATTGGTTGACGGCACACTGTGGCGGTTAATCCAATGAAAGGCGGCGGTGGCGCACTTGACAGAATGGTTGGCATTCAACGGGCGTTTAATATGCAAACGCCATCGGGTGAACCGCAGCCAACCTGGGTGACAATTTCAATTAGGCCAGCATCATTGCAAGCGCTGACCGGCAGCGAGCGCTTCGCCAAAGAACAAATCATTGGCAATGAACAAGTGGCGTTTGTGGTGCGCTGGGCATCGATCATTGCCGACATCACACCGCTGGACCGCGTTATTTATCCGGCATCCGGCTTGCTCAATTCACCGGCTGACCCGCTGCGCAACACTGTCTATGACATCCAATATGTTGAGGAAGTCGGAAGGCGTGAAGGCATCCGCATTGTCGCGTTGGTGCGCCAGGATGAAAGGGATTAAATGACGCTGGTTGATGTGCGCCCTGGCCTGGTGGAATTGCTGTCATCCAATGCCAGCATTGATGCCATCGTGCATGGCCGCATTTATCCGGTGAAAATGTTGCAGGGCGTTTCATCCGACAGCATCGTTTATAATCTGATTACCGAAAACGAAACGTACAAATACGATGGGCCAAGTGGCCTGGTCACATCGCGGTTTCAGTTTGATACCTGGTCATCGCTGGCCGATGGCGCAATGACGCTGGCCAACCTGGTCAAAGAAACGCTTGGTGGATTTTCCGGTGTCATCAGCTTTGGCCCGCCGCTGGGCACGGTCAGCGTGCAGGGCATTTTCTACATCGATGGGCGCACCGATTGGGACAACGCGGTTTTGATGTATCGCGTCAGCCGCGATTATTACGTGTGGTTTGCAGAACATGGCTGACAAATTCACGATGAAGCTTGAAGGCTTGCAGGAATTGGAAGCCGCATTGAAAGAGTTGCCGAAAGCCACCGGCAAAAACTGCATCAGGCGGGCGATTTGGCAAGCGGGCAGCGCGATCATTACCAGCGCCCAAAACCTGATACGGGTGCGGCGCGTGCAGCCAGCCATTGCGGCATCCAGAATAAAATTCAACACGGGCGCGGCTGGCAAAGCCGCCTTTGCAGCGGCGATGGCGAGCGGCGCAACGCGGGAAGATGCGGGCGCAGCGGCGCACGCGGCCAATGCCGCCGCCGTCAGCGAAAGCGGTGGTGCCATCACAACGTCAGGCGTCATGGCCATCGGGCCAACCACGCGGGCGTTTTACGGCTTTGAATTTGGCACCTTCCAACAGCCGCCGCATCCATTCATGCGGCCAGCCTGGGAAGCAAACAAAGTGCAAGCGGCGGAAATGATTGCGACCGTTCTAAAAGAGGAAATTGAAAAGGCACGGGTGCGCATCGCAAACAAGCAAGCCCGTTTGTTGGCGAAAGCAAACCAAACTTAATCACGAAAGGAAAAGACAAATGGCACCGACACGGGCAATTATTGGCTATGGCACCACCGTTCAAATTGGCGATGGAAACTCGCCACCAAACTTTACGCTGGTTGCGGAAGTCACCGAAGTCAAGCCGCCGAATTTGCAAGTGGCTGACGTGGAAGCCACACACTTCACATCCGACAACCGCACGCGGGAATATATCCCAGGGCTGATTGAGGGCGGCGAAGCATCGGTGATGATGAAC